GGACTGACAAGTTTTGCGGGGCGCGATGGCGCTAGCTGGCCTTCCAAGCCGTGCATACAGAGTTCGAATCTCTGGCTCCGCTCCACATTCGATTTACCAGCCTCGCACATGCGGGGCTTTTTTATGCGGCGTGATGCCGCTTCACAACGAGGCGAGAGGCCCGACAACATGGCAAAGCTGAAGGCAGTAGTGGAGTCGCTGGACGGACTGGACGATGGCATCAAGGGCTTGTACGTCGAATAGGACGGCAAGTTTGTACTGGACGCGGAAGGGGTCGATAACTCGGGCCTGAAATCCGCGCTCGAAAAGGAACGCAAGGCGGCGCGTGACGCGGAAGCCAAGCGCAAAGAGTTCGAGGCGAAGTACAAGGACATTGACCCGGAACGTTACGCCGAACTGCTGAGGGCGCACGAAGAATCCGAAGCCAATCGCGGCACGGTCGAAGAGCGCGCACAGAAGCAGGCTCAAAAGGCTATCGACGAGGCCAACAAGAAGTTGGGCGAAGCGCTGGCCGTGGCGGAAACTGAGCGCAAGAAGGCCGCAGCCTATCAGGGCCGCGTGCTGGACGACGCCATTCGATCCGCCGCAGCAAAGGCGGGACTCCATCAGCACGCCATTGATGACGCGCTCTTCCGTGGGCGCGCCATGTTCACCCTGGACGATAACGGGCAGGCGGTACAGCTCGACAGCGAAGGCTCGCCGGTCATCGGCAAGGACGGCAAGACGCCGTTCAACCCGAACGAGTGGCTGGAATCCATGCGTGAACAAGCGCCCCATTGGTTCCCTGCGGGAGCCTCGGGAAGCGGTAGCGGCAACGGTAGCAAGGGCGGCGGGCAAGGTTCGGGCAAACCCCGTTCCGAATGGTCGCCGCGCGAAAAAAGTGATTACATTTCCAAGCATGGCAGGACGGCCTATGAGGCGCTGCCATGGAAATGACCCGTCAAATCAATTCGAGGTAACGCATCATGGCTTACGGTCTCGCAAGTGGCTTCAAGGTTTATCAGGATCAGTTCTAGAGCGGCATCGTCGAGACGCTGACCCAGAACGGCAACGCGTTCAATCAGGCGTCGCGTGGCGCCATCGCGCTGTCCACCATCTCCCGCAAGGGCGACTACAGCGAACAGGCGTTCTTCAAGGTGCTGTCCGGCCTTGTGTCGCGTCGTGACACCACCAGCACTTCGGCGGCTACCGATCTGAACATCACTCAGGACGAGTGGGTGTCGGTCAAGCTGAACCGCAAGATCGGCCCGGTCAACCAGTCGCGAGACTCGTTCCGCAAGATCATGGCAGGCAAGACCGAAGAGGAAATGAGCTTCATCATCGGCCAGATGGTCGCCAAGGGTATGCAGTTGGATATGCTGAATGCCGCCCTGACCGCTGCGGCTGCGGCGCTGGCAAATCAGGCCGCCGTCGCCTACACCGTACCGACCTCGGGCAAGCTGGACACGGCCGGTCTTGTCAGCGGCCTGTCGAAGTTCGGCGATGCTGCCGGCGAAGTCGCGGTGTGGGTCATGCACTCCAAGCCGTACTACGACCTGGTGCAAAGCCAGATCACCAACAACATCTACGGCGTCAGCAATTTCGCCGTGGCTGAGGGCGCGCCGGTTACGCTGAACCGCCCGGTGATCGTGACGGACTCGGCGGGACTGGTGACCGTGACTGGCAGCGGCTCGACGGCCGTTACCACCTACGCCACGCTGGGCCTGACTTCGGCTGGTGTGCTGGTGGAAAACACCGAGCAGGAAGAGCTGATCGTGCAGGACGTGACCGGCGGTGAAAACCTCGGCGTGCGTATGCAGGGTGAGTTCGCCTACAACCTCGGCCTGAAGGGCTTCAAGTGGGATATCGCCAACGGTGCGGCGAATCCGACCAATGCCGCGCTTGCGACCGGCAGCAACTGGGACCCGTGCCGCACGTCCTTCAAGGACTTCGCGGGCCTGGTCATCTCGTCCACCTGAGGAAAGACGGCGGGGGAGCTTCGGCTCCCTCGCAACTATTTATGCGCGTTGGAATCCACATCAATTCATCCGAGCCGATCGCTCAAGCTGTCGCCGCAGGGTTTCAGTCCCTTGGCTGGCGGACGGCCTTGCGTTCCGGCATCCATTATTCAGTGGGCGAAACAGAGAATTTCGACCTGATTGTGGTGGATGGGACCAAAGGAAACCGACGCGCGCTAGTGGACGATTACGCCGCCAAGGGTGTTCGTGCACTGATTATCGACCACGGCCATTTTCGCGATGTGCCGGGTTACTGGCAGCTGAGCATCGGGGCGCTGAACCGCGTCCCGTCGTTTGCCTGCCCGCCAGACCGATTCATGGCGCTGGGGCTGTCCGTGAAGGCATCGGGCGGCAATGCCAAGGGCTACACGCTGATCGCCGCACAGCGACCACATGACGCGTCACACGGCCTATCTGCGAACGACTACCGCGCGTGGCTGAGCGCGCAAGACGGCAAGGTTCGCCCGCACCCGCTGGAATCGGCGCCGGATAACTCGCTGGCCGACGATCTGGCCGGGGCGAAGCTGGTCAGGACGCTATGCAGCACGACCGGCCTTGATGCACTGCTGGCGGGCGTTCCTGCCGTAGCCGAATTGCCGGATCGCGCCGTATGGGGCGAGCTGTCGGGCGAGACATTGCCGAGCATGTCTGATCGCATCGCCCTGTTCAGCCGTATCGCCTACGCGCAGTGGACGCTGGATGAGATTGCGAGCGGTGAGGCGATCAAGTTCACGCTTGATCCGAAGCTTAACCAAGTTCTTGTGGCGGCGGAACTTGCAGAAAGCGTTGCAGAAAGCATGCAGAAAGAAACCGAACCAAAGAAGCGCGGGCGACCGGCTAAGGTGAAGGCATGACCATTGCGCTGATTGTCGAGGATGGCAGCGGAACCGTTGTGGACGCGAACAGCTACGTCTCGCAGGCTGACGCCGATGCATATTGGGCGGATCGTGCAAATGCCGCATGGGCCGCTGCAATCCCTGACGCCAAAGCCGCCGCGCTGATCCAGGCGACGCAGTACCTTGATGCACGCTACACGTTCAAGGGCCAGCCATTGCTCGACACGCAGCCGCTTGCGTGGCCGCGACAGGCGCAGACCTATAGCGCGCCCGCGATGATCGGCTATCAGACGGCGGTATATGCGGGATCGGCATCCGATGCCGCCCTGTTCGCGTGGCCGGTCAAGAGGCTGATTCAGGCGTGCTGCGAGGCCGCATTGCGCGCACTGTCCGGCTCACTCTATACCGATGAATCGTCGGCCATCGTGACCAGCGAAAAGGTGGACGTGATCGCCGTAACCTATGCCGACCGTGCGCGCAATGGCGGGCAGGTTCGGCTTGCCATTGTGGATGACCTGCTCAAGCCGTTGCTGAGTGGCGGGCGGTACAACGTGACGCTGGTGCGGGCATGAGCGACAACGTGATCCGAACCGGCGTGAGTTCCGAGCTGCCGCGCCCGCCGTTTCCGGATGACGGCTGGGAGTGGATTCCGGTTGTCATCTATGGGGAGTGGCGGTTCCTGCGCGGCAAGAAGGTGAAGGAGCCAGGCGCATGACCACTAAGCCGCCAAGGTCACATTCCGCGACATTGAACCGCTGCAGGACTACTACCGCGACAGGGACGGCAATTGCTACTCAGTGGCGAAGTTGTTGGACGACACCAAAGACCTTCCTGTGTTTGACGTACCACTGGCTGCGCTCGATCTTTCGTCGAGGATTTGGGACGACTGCAACATGTTCGCGCTGGCGTTCCATGTGAAGAAATGCGTTGACGCCGACTTGCGTTATCCGATCCTGCTTGATTGGAACGGTGGTGTAGCGGACGGCAGGCATCGCATCATCAAGGCGATCATGGACGGCAAGCGGACGATCAAGGCGCGACGCATGCACTGGAAGCCCGAGCCGGACCGGAAGGGCGCAGCATGACCGCCTTCGACTACCCCAAGACCGCCGCAACCGCCAAGCGGTTGCTGACCCGTTTCGGTGCGGCCTGCGCGGTCAAGCACCCCACAGGATCGACATACGACCCGGCTACGGGGTCTGTCGTTCCAACCTATGACAGCACGTCGAGCATTGCCGCTGTATTGGCTTACCCGCAGAAGTACATCGACGGCACGCTGATCCTCCAGGGCGACTCGCGCGCGTTCTGTGCGCCCGACGTGGCCGTGATGTAGGGCGACGTGCTGACGTGGCAGGGCAAGGATTACACCGTCGTCAACGTCAAGCCGGTATCACCTGCGGGTGTGCCGGTGTTGTATGAGGCGCAGATCCGTGGCTGATACTTTCGCGCTAGACCTGCAAAAGTTCGCGGAGAAGGCTAAGTCCAACGTTTCAGTTGTGGTGCGCAAAACGGCCATCGACCTGTTGACGGCAGTAGTCATGCGCACGCCGGTCGGCAACCCGGATTTTTGGAAGTCCAAGCCGCCAAAGGGGTACGTGGGCGGACGACTGCGGGCGAACTGGAATGTCTCGCTGGTAACGCCTGACGAGTCCACCACGGACGCCACCGACAAGACGGGCGCGGGGGCGATCGCGCGAGGCAACGAGGCCATCGGACAGGCGGATGGCATCAAGGACATTTGGATGGTGAACGCGCTGCCGTATGCGATTCCTGTCGAGTATGGGCATAGCGCACAGCAAGCCCCCGCTGGCATGGTCAGGGTTTCTGTGGCTGAGTTCCAACAGTACGCCAGTGCAGCCGCCGCGAGCGTAGCCCATGAGTAACAAGCTGTGCCGCCAAGCCATCGAGTCCCGCTTGAATACATGGGCCGGAACCACGCGTTCGCCTGCGCTGCCGGTGGCATGGGAGAACGTGCCGTTTAGCGCGCCCGCCACGACCTACCTGCGCGCCTTCCTGCTCCCCGCCAACACATCGGGCATTGATCTTGCCGGTGCGGGGCGAACGTACACGGGAGTCTACCAGGTTAGTGTGGTTGCCCCGATCAATACCGGACCAGGCGCTGCCGAGGCGATCGCGGATGAAATCGCCGCGCTGTTCCCGCTCAACCTGCGTCTGTCTGTGACTGGATTGACGCTGCAAGTCATCACGCCGGTCACTGCCGCCCAAGGCTTTCAGGACGGCGACCGCTACACCGTGCCGGTGTCGTTTCGATACCGGGCGGATACGATTTAAGCCGCGCTAGCCCCGTCGTGAGACGCCGCGAAACGCGCACCCATTTCGGCGGAGCGCTCTGCCGGAAAACGACTGTCGTGAAGGCAGCCGTCCCGCATCGCCGCGAGGCGACGCATCCCTCTAGAAGGAAATAAAATGGCAGTCCAACTCCCTAACGGCGCGCTCGTCGCCATCGCAGCCGGCTATGGCACCGCCGTCGATATGACCGCGTTGTCGAACGCCAATCCTGCGGTGGCAACAACCGACACGCAAGCTTTCTCCGCTGGCGACATCCTCGAAGTCACCTCTGGCTGGTCGCGCCTGACCAACAAGGTTGTCCGCGTTGGTGCGTCCCCTACCACGACCTCCTGCAAGCTGGACGGTATCGACTCGACGTTGACAAGTATCTACCCGGCTTCGGGCGGCGTGGGTTCGCTTCGCCCCGTCACCAGCTTCACGTAGCTGTCGCAGATCCTGACCAGCACCAGCAACGGCGGCGA